ACTGCTCGTTCTTTCAATTCAGCAGCATAAGTTCCGCTTCCGAATACACCTCTTCCGGGAAACAGGTCGCCTGTCTTAAAGAATTCAAACATGGAATCAGCACTAGGAGTGTCGCTTTTTGCTTCTACACCTCTGTAAATCTGCTTCCACCCTTGAGCAACCAATTCATCTATTTCTGCCGCAGACCCGACAGCAGGCAAAGCATCGTATCCAGTTGCCTTCTGAATGACATAACCTTCTTTGCGTCCCGGCCCAAAGTATTGAAATTGGGCGGTAGCCATGTCTGCTATTTTTTCGTCGAACTCATCTACCGAAATCTTTTCTACTTTAGGCATCCTGTCAGCGATTGACCTTGTGCCCGCTGGCTTGCTACCCGGTAGAAGGTTTCTTGCTGGCGGCGGGCCAGTAACATTAGGGGCACTCGTTGGAAGTTTTGGTTCACTCGGGGAGATTAGGGATTCGATCTCTGTATCTAATTGTTCGTCAGTCATAGAGGCGATGTCTGTGGGGATCTCGTCAACCAGTTTCACATTACAACGACAATTCGGGTGGCGCGGTGGATCACCTTCAGGGAAACTCTCACTCAAAGAAACTTGTTCGCCATTAAGAGGGGCACAGATCTGGCAAGCGTCACCTTCAGCCTGCCACTCCTTAACCGCATTTGGGCTAATGTAGCCTCCATCAACCCCTTGCTTCCACGCCTCGTTCCGACCCGCGTTAGATGCTTTCAAAGTTTCCGTTCGTGCAATAGTCTCAGTTCGGTAACGGTGGATCTTGTCGTGGTAACGCTGCGTGGCTTTCGCGCTACCCTCTAAGGCTTGATCAAAAGTTTTCCCCGCCGCCATGCTTTGCGAGATCGCTCTTTCCTCAAAGTTCCTAACCCAGCCTGCCTGCTGCGTCGTGAGGCCCACAGTATTCTTCAACTGCCTAGCCATTGCTTTTGGTGGTAGCCCTTCCCCGATTTGTGCAGCGGCTACTAGGTTCCTGATTGTTTCGCGTTGGCTTGTGATTACCTCTGTAACAAGACCTGCCCCTTGCTGAACCGCGAAGTTTGATGCGTTCTTGTTGGGCGCGTCGAAACGGAAAGTTGCTAAGGCTTTCTGTATGCGTGGAAGTTTAACCCTGTTACCAGCCGCGACCAGTTCCTCTTGTAGTTCATCCTGCAACTCTTCCTGCATTGCAAGCCAAGGCTCAACGGTCACTAGAGCCACGACTTTGTCAATCGAAGAATGTTGCAACGCGTCCATTAAGAGACCTTCATTGTCCTCGATCTGGTCACGGACTTCCCTCATGGCTTTACCCATAAGGCGCATGATGCGTTTCTGTGACTCGGTTAAGTCCTCACGCTGCGCGGGGTCCCTTCGAGGGCGCGCCTTGAAGACGAGCATTACAGAACAGGGTCAGAAGTCGGAAGGTCAGCAAGCCCACGCAAGTAATCTTCCAAACCATGATCAGGTGTGAGTACACCTGCTTGTGTAAGTTTCGACACGAAGTCTGCGACCTCTGGAAGTTCCACACTAGACACTTGACCGTAAGTAAGAACCGGCAACTTATCCAGACGCATCGCGTTCAGTTTAAGGAGCCGTGGGATAGCGAACTGGTTAATGGTCTCAGCGATTGTTTTAGCAATAGAATCAACAGCCAGAGTCCACAAGTCTACTTTGGTTGTGCCAAGGGCGAAGGAACCGACACGGTCAGATCCGAGTAGAAGGAAGTCGGAGAGCAACGACATCGCCATTCGCTGGTCGTACCGTTGAATAACCGCACCCGTATCGAACTGTCGTGCGCCGCTCGCTGACAAAAGGGTCAGGTCAAAGATACGGTTTCCATTATCATCGTAGGCGGCAGGAAATACGACACCTTCTTGCTCGTTCCTCTTAATGTTTTGAACGATCTGCGTCACGCTTTGGAGAACAGCCTTCTGCTTGCTCGTTGCTGTCGAACTAAGGTACTCAGGAGGCACGTAAGCCATAGGGAGACCCGCTAAGTCCCGCTCGATTCCTATCGCCTCTATCTCTTCAATACGGCGTTTGTAATGCCAAGGTCGGTAAGCGTTACGGAGCAGCGAGTAGCCTTCTGGGTTGTTACGGTTCGTGGTTGTGCGGAACAGTAAAGCCTTCTCAATCGGGATACGGTGCAACCCACCACCAGACGGGTCCATCTGCACCATACCTTGTATGCCACCGTCATGGTCGATCATCCATTCCTGCAAAGTTTCTTGCGCCCGAACACCCCACTTGCGCCAACCAATTCGGTTATCGGAAAAGCGGGAGTTTGTTCTTGCCTCCCCTGTCTGGCCGCCACGGATCTTGTAAACAACTTCGTGATAAGACCAACCGTACACGAGCATCGAAAGAATGTTCTGCAAAGTAGAATCGAACGGGTCGCTCATATCTTCCAAGCACTCTTGCACAAATATCTTAGTGCGTTCATCTTCACCCTCGACGTGCCAGTCCAGTCGTGAAATAACTTTGTCGATTGCGTACAGCATCGCCCCAATTACGGGATCGTTGTCCCGCATCTCGCGGTAAACCTTGAAACCCTTAACCCCTTGAAGTTGGGGAAGAAACTCCTCGTCAATATACCCACCAGAACGCTTCAGGCCAGACGAACCTATCTCGGCAAAGTCGTACTGAATGTTATCTGGCATCGGCGTTAATCCTTTGTCCTGTCAAGTATGTTGCTTGAACCTCTGTGAACCCCGCTTCAACAAATGATGAATATATCTCGTGTGCGGTCACTGCGAACACTTGGAGCGGGGTCATGACCTCAGTGTACATCTAGAATGGTGCGTCCTCGAAATGCTTAGGTGGAGAGAACTCGGCAACGGCTTCACGGGCCGTCTGGTTGTCCTTAAGCGGAGAGGATAACTTCAGAAACTTCACAGACTTTGCTACCTCGTCGGCGCTCACATCTAGTGAGTTACGTTGCTCGCCTTCTTTGTTCACGTATGAAGTTTGCTTCAACTTGCCTAGAACAACTACACGTTCGCCTTTAACAATATGTTCTGCGGCTTGCTCGCCAATCTTTCTCCAAGCAGTCACGCGGTAAAAGGTTGCTTCGCCGTCCACCCATTCGTCATCTTTCTTTACCCGCTCATTAACTGCCACGGTGAAAGAGGCGACCGCGTCACCTTTCGCAGTGAAAGACAGTTTCGGTTCGTTTGTTACGTTACCCACCAGTGTTACTTGTGTCATCTGAATCTCCCTTTAACAATCTATCTTTACGAACAATTCGTCCGTTATTCCATACCCTATCAGCAGCAACCCCGTCAAAGTAGGAGCGACGCGGCGCAACTACCCTGTCACATTCAGCAACCACAGTGCAGCGGCCACAGTAAGACAAAGCGTCAAGAGCCTTCTCCCCAGTAAAAGCGTCAAACAGTTTAGGGTCTGCCCCAACACATGCAGCCTCTGAGAGTAAAAGGTCAATGAACCAGCGGTCCATGACCTAATGTCTTTTTCTTTCAGATTCCGCTTCAGAGAATGTCCTACCCGCTAGGCGCTTCTTGAAATGTTTAATGTTGTTCTGAGGAACACCTATCTTCAATGATGGAAGTAGGACGCAAAGCAAATCCGACTCGTGTTGGCTGTCGTACCCAGCCTCAATAATATCCTCAATCTCGGGGAAAACGTCGGCGTGTCGCATAGTGTCCTTATTGACCAGATTGTCTTGCTTGCCACCTAGCGAGTAAACATACAAGAAATTGTTGGGCAGGACGCTGCTCTCGAACAGTTTGACTTCTTTCGTGTAGGCGTAGAAAAGGATCTGCGGGAACCTTTCAGCCAAAGTTATCCAACCACCCAGATATTCTTCACTGAAGAAATCCCCTGAGTCGTGAATCCTGACGGCCTGCCCGCCGACCTCTAGCCAGTCCCTCACGGGCTGGGAAAGGTGGCTAGTGGAAGCAAGCCCCGGAACAATTCTAGGTTCACCTGAAGGCTTGAACCGCTTGTGGTCCAGTTCCGCCGCGATCTCCTCTACCCAGTTAGGGTCATCACGAACAAGGGTCAAGTTACTTAAATGCTTCCCCTTAACCTTGGGGAAAAGATACGTTCCGTTTCGTGCGTAACAGAACTTTGCACACACCCCCGCGTTCCGGCAAACGTTGAAGTGTGACCCGTCAGGGAGTTCGATAACCCAAGCGGGCAGAGTGAAGTTCCAGACTCTGTCTGCTTTCATTTCCTTGTTCTGTGTCAGGTACATTCTAGGAGCCTACACTGGCGAGGCGATTTTAAGCGGTTAGTTGGCGTCGGGGTGTCTGCACCCAGTCTCGATCAAAACGTGAGTGAAAGACCTGTTCATGGCTTCCAGAAGCACACCTAGTTCGTAGTCGTTAAGTTCTGTGAGTATGGGGAAGATTTGGTCTAGGCTTTTTTGTAGGTCTTGAATCTGTTGCAAGCGGGTGGGTGGCATTAGTCTTCTTCTGTGGCATAGTTGAAGCCAAGGTTCCCCATCTGTAAAAGTCCTTCTATCCTCCAGAAGGGTGATCCTTCTTTGGCGTATGACACGAGGTTAGGGTTTCCGTCTTTGTCTATCCACTCTGACACTAGAACCCATCCGACGAGGAGTGCGTTGCCTCCATCGTATTCAGCATCGTGTTTAATGATTGCTGCTTCCAGTTCCTGTTCCGTGTCATAAAGGTCTCCCATGTGGAAACCCTAACACTCTATCTGTCTAGCAGACGGAACCTCTCGTGTTCGGCCAGTGCTTTTTCCCGTTACCGTTATCGAAGATAGACCAGAACGCCCAGTCTTGATAGAACGGGTGCCAACGGTGCGCCGGGGTGGATCTTAGTTTCTTCCCGATCTTTAACGCTTGAGCCTTGGGTACGCCTTGTTCACGCATGGACTTTTGGATGCGCCAGCCAGATCCGATGCTGAAGGCTTGATCCATTTGATATGCGCCTTTATATTTTTCGCTACTGCTCAAAGCACCGTAGCGGTTTCTGGATTCAGACTGCCTTATTTGTAGGCGGCACTTGTTCCACTTCTTTTTGTATTCCGGGCCTTGGTAAAACGATACTGTTGTGGGGAAGTGTTTCTCCCCTTTTTCTACGACGGATGGGTAATCCATCCAACCGTCCTTACCATCGTCAATGTTGCTCGCGGCTGGCGATAGCGTTAGTGCTGCTGTCAGTAAGATTTCCGTAATCATTGAACTCCAATTTTCGAGGAATAGGTCATTTCGTAGGTAGCATTAACCTCCCTTGGTTTGGGTCATTATTGAGACTTGGCTGGAAGTGAAAACATCAAACAGGGACGCGATCTCCACTGACCGCTTCACGGAACTTTTACCCACGCTAGATGCGAGCAAGACTGCTAGCGCACCCATCGCATACGGCGAGCCTGAACCCAGCCCGTAGATACCTGACTTGGATCTGAGTACGGAGTAGTCAAATTCGATAGTTAGCAACTCACCCCTGCTTGCAATCATTAGAGACCATTCTTCATCTGCTGTTGGCTCGAACCCGTTGGCTGCGTGGCAGGCTCTGAGAGAGGGAACAAGTTGGGTAATACCAAACAAATACCAAGATTGCTTAGGTGGGCGGGGCGGCGGTTCCCAAATGTTCAAAACTATGTCACAAGACTGGTTTGTTCCTGAGCCAGCGATTAGGTAAGAGTTGCGGTTCACTATTTTTGTGAGATCCGGGTGCTGCCATGGCATCCCGTCGCTTGTGGTTGTTTGGGAGTCAGCAGCAATTATGCAACCTTCGCTGTTTTCAAAACCGATAACTGTGGTCATGCTGCTTCCCGCAATAATCGGCGTTCCCGTGCGGTGGTTCCGCCCCATATCCCAGTTAGGGCTGCGTCTGCTACTGCGTGTGACAAGCACTCTGTAAATACTTCACACCTCGAACAAACTTTTTTCGCGGCAGCAGAGGACTGGCCGACTTCGGGGAAAAACGCTTCGGGGTCTGTCTGTGAGCATGAGCCTCTGTCAACCCACTCCATATCCCGTCTCACAGTACGATCCAAACGGCGATTAGAACCGCGCTAAGAGCCGCAAACAGAATCGTAGTGGTATAACACCCCTCTCGGCGTCCACGAACTCTCTGAGCGTCTAATTCTCTCTCCGTGTATTCGTCCCATGCTTCCATCGCTTCTTGTATCGCGCGGCAGACACACTCGCCTGTCTGCTCGTACCAGCATTGCTTGTAGTGGTTCTCTCTCACCGTCATCCCCTTAACGTATCGGCTAGCGTGACTTATTCAAAACTATGCACACCATGCAAGAGTTGTCTTTGTAGATCCACCCCCCACAATCGCAACGGCTAACATCTTTGTCGTTGGTCATGGCTTTTCTACAACCACGCCAGCCCGTAAAATGAATGCCGTCAGATCGAGAGGGCTACAAACGGTGTCTTCTAATTCCGCAGGGCGGTAAGTCTCCAGCCAACTAGCAACCGTCGAAATTACTTCCGCCCCGCCGCCACCCGCGTCGAGGATTTTGTCGATCTGGTGCAGGAGGACAGGTTGGCCTGCCATCATTATATCCGCTTGCTCTAAAGAAATCATTTTCAATCCTTCCGTAGCGTTACCATCAGGTGTCACAATGTTACCACGATGTTCCTCGACGGTGCGAAAAGCAACATTATCTGGTGTCACATAAATCTTGCACCTGCCCCTACGCTCCGCGAGTCGGTTAATCTCATACCCCTTATGCAGTACCGACAAGCAACCAGAAGTCTTGCCGTGGTGATTCCAACCCAGCGCCTCGTCAACCTCTCGAACCGTTGCGCCTAGTTCGCCTCGACCTGACAGAAACTCCAGAACCCGTTTCTGGTTCTTACCAGTCTTACCACTCTTGTCATCTCTCTCGGCGCGCTCTTTACTCGTGTCAGACCCTGACCAGCCCGAAGTCCCTGCGTATGGCAGAACCACTTCCCAAACAACAGGCTCTTCTTTGCAGTCAGGCGAGCGTACCCCACACATGTCGCAGACCGTCGTGTAACACTCGGCGTGACCTTCTTCACAGTTTTCCCAGTTAACATCAACACCGCAATGAATAATAACTTCTTCGTCACTAAACATTTCTTCCTGCATCAGAGACCCCCTAGCAGTTTAACTTCAACGTCTTGCGCCGCTGCTATGAGGAAGTCTTCGGATATACCTGTTGCGGTAATAATTCTTTCCATGGCAAGTCTTTCAACTTTGTGCGCGTCTTTCACATACACAGTTGTCGCTATGGTGCAGTCATTAAACACAAACGTCACGTTGTACCAGTTGTACAATTCGTCTTTTTTTCTTAACCCTTCACCAGCCATTTCTATCTCCTTTTTTGGTAGCACCTAGTTGTGCATGTAGGGAGCGAGAGGGGTTACCCCTCGCCCCCACCAGACGCAACTACGCTGCTGCTTCCATGTCGGCTTCTTGTGGAAGAACGTGGTCGATGATTTTCTGTGCCTCCTTAGCGGCGGTGATGATTAGGCTGCGGTCGGACTTAAGTACTTTCAACCACGAACCGAGGTACGCTGCTGACTGGTTCCAGTCAACTTCGATGTTAAGCGCGGTGGCTAGCATTGCGGAACCGATCTCCGCTACCAGTTCTTCCTCTGCGTACTGCTCGCACCCGAATTTGTTTTCGAGGTTGCGATTAAGGCGCGACTTGTGACCAGTCGAATGTGATATTTCATGGAGTACTGTCTGAGCGTAATCGTTGGCGCTGTTGAACTGATCTAGTTTGGGAAGGGTGATCGTGTCGGTTGAACAGTTGTAATATGCTTGGTCTTGCTCTAGGTGCCGAACCGTGGGTCCGTTTGGGTAATTAGTGGCTTGCTCTATGCCCTCTAGGACTGGTACGGGGGTTCGATCTGTGCTGATGTACTTGGCAGGAACTTCTACGTCGGTCTGGGCGATATTGAAAACCGTGAAGGTTGACATGATGGCGAATGACTTTTCCTCGCCTTGTTCGTCAACTTTTTCGATCTTCTTCCAAAGAATAATCGTGGTTCCCTTTTCGCCTTTCTGAACCTGCCCACCCATTTTTTGGAATTGGCGGTATGTGCCCCAGAGTCCAGTCTCGTAACCTTCGATGCCAGAAACCATGTCAAGGATAAGGTAGTTGATGCCACGGTAGGTCTTACCTGTCGATAGGCTCGTGGGTGCGTTTTGACTAGCGCACCAAGGCTTGCGCCAAGGAACGATGCCCTTTTCCATGGCTTCTACTATGCGGTCTGTGACTGCGGCTGCTATATCTTTTTTCATGATTCCCCTTTTCGGTCGAAACCAGCGTCGGTGCTGATCTCTAATAGTCAGCATAACATGACCCCCTATTCATGCTACATCGGGGGGGGTGGTTAAAAAATCCCCTCTATAAAACCCTCACAAATCGCCCATAATCTAAAATCTCCCAAATCGCCCATGCTAGAACCACGCGCTATCGCTAGTCAACGACAGCGGTGCAACGAGATCTTGAGGTTCCGAATTTGGTGGCTCGAACAAAGCAAGCAAAACAGCCTCAGCCCTATCGGGTGAACTTATACCGCGACGTTTCATATCGTCCTTAGATTCAATCTGGATCTTGCCCGCAGAGTTAGCGCGATAGGTAGGGGCAGAAAGTTGCGCGACAGTTTTGGAGTCAACGTCTATACAGACATGCTGCTCACCTTCTTCGTCAGGCTGTAACAACTCCCGAGCAGTCCACCACATCTCCGCTCGCTGGTTAGCAAACTTTTCACGTTGGTATGCAGCCTGCGCCACGTTTACCGCAACTATTCTTGAAACGTGCCTACCCTCTTTGCCCCATTCTTCCAAAAGACCAGCGACTCCCCAACCGACACCAATCGCGTCAATCTTCACTCGCACTTCATCTTCAATAGAATGTTTCACGTGAAACTTTTCTGCGGCGTGTATCGCATCTAGTATCCGACCAGCAACCTCGACAGGTGATTTGTTGCCAGTTGAGCCGTGTACAATTTTTACAGAATTGCCGCACGACTCAGCAATTACAAACTCATCACCACCGTCAGCCGCAATGTCTACACCTAATCTAATGCGACCCATAACTTTCTCAATCTTTGTCGCCGACTCAGCCCAGTCAACAGGAATAACAGTCGAGGTGACATTGCGAGGGAATCTTGCGTGAACACGAGCCTGCACAAATGCTGAATCCTCACCGAAAGAACTAATGACATCATCAACCCAAGTTTTATCAACTAAGTTCTTTTTCCATTGGCCGACTGACTCTCCCGTAAAGTTAGGTGTGTCGTATGCGCTGATTGGAATTACATTAAACAAAGAGTTGTTGCAAGCCCTCTCGAACCAAGATCCGGGACTATCAGTGGGCGGGTTGCCCAGTAGGAGCAGTCTTGTGTTTCCACCAGTCATCAGCGACTCTAATGCTTGACCGATGGTATTCGATATGCCACCAGCCTCATCTACAACGATTAGTAGGTTCTCTGCGTGGATACCTTGCACAGCGGTTTCGTTGTGATCCGCTGGAGAGAAACCATCGGCAACAATATCTTTACCTATCTTCCATTTCGTGGTAAGAACTTCACCGGGTAGATTGTTCGCTGCTACCACTTTTCGTATGTGCGGCCACAAAATGTTACGGACTTGCCTGAAAGTGTTTGCTGTTGTTACAACTCGAACCGATTCGGAGGGATGTACGGCAACCCACCATGCTATTGCCCGCGCAGCAATATGTGATTTACCCGGTGCGTGACACGCTGGAACCGCTGTTCTTTTATTGTCTCTCAGCGACTCAAGGATTTCGACTTGTTTAGACCACGCATACTCCCGTATACCCTCAGTAACAAAACCGACAGGATCTTCTCGGTAACGATACCAAGGAGAACTGTCGATCCGCATGTAGATATTCCCGCGCTCTTCCTCCGAGAACTTGTCAAGAATACTTATGCGAGTGGATTCAGGTAACTGTGCCAATCTCTCTAGTTCGCTCAAGTTCACTCGCTTCCGCTGCGTCGATCAGTTGCCTTAATTTTGCGTCTACTTGTTCAGTCGATACTGCTTGTACTTGTACTGGGCCTTCGTCTTGCCCTACAACAATAGTCTTACGCCCATAGTGTTTCGCGTCTGTGCGTTCTAAGTACCAAGCGGCAGCCTGCCAAGAACCATCTTGTGCTGCTTTTTGTATTGTTACCATGGCTCGGTGGGCTGCTTGTTCTTGTGCTTTGTCAATTTCTTCGAGGATCTTCAAGTATTTTTGACCAGACTCAGTTTCTGGTTCACCTTTGTCTACACGTTTTCTTTCCTCTTCACCTTTAGCCTTCCAGATGTAAACAGTAGAAGGGTTCACACCTGACAGGCGCGCCGCTCTTTCCATGTAATGCCCCGCCGACAATGCGCTGATAACATTTTTTACTTTTGGGTCAGTAACGCTTGGAGTGGTAGACATTTACTTTTCCTTAATCTTGTTGAGTATCTCATCTCTAATTGTTTCACCTATCGCCCTAGCCATGATGGGCGGAACACTTCTACCGACACGCTCCCACCTTTGTTCAAAAGTACCCGTCAGTTTGAAATCTTTAGGGAATGACGATAGCAACCGTAATTCGTCTAACGTGAACTTGCGTTTTTGTGTCGGGTGAGTTATGGCCGCTGCCCCTACGTTGCCCCCTTGCGCCGTAATTGTTTGTGCGGGTTCGTCTAGATGAGACTTCACTAGAGTGAAATACTTTTTACTGTGACCACCGGGGGGTAGTTTATCCCACTCGGGTCCTATCGCATATTTTTCAAGGCTTATCGGTGCACCTGTTTCTGGATCTTGAAATATGCCATCTGTTGTTTCGATGTAACCACCACTACTAAAATATGCGGTTGGGCTGGTTACTGCGTCACTTGCCATTATGGTTGGTGAAGGTGCATCTGGTTTCTTCCAGTTATCTGGTTTACCACCCAGTTTCATTCTGCTCACATTAGGTAAAACATCTCTAACTGTGTATCTGTACGCCAAAGGTTTAGGGTATGTTGGTTTCACTCCATAGTCTGCGGCAATATCGTTGCGAACCCCAATAAATATCAAACGTTTGCGGGCTTGCGGAACACCAAGCCACGAGGCGTCAAGTAGTCTGGCCTCGACCTCGTATCCGTGTGACTTGAACTCAGCAAGAATCAACTTGAAGTAGCCGAGTGCCTTGCCTCTTACAAGACCACTGACATTCTCTGCCACGAATACTTTGGGCTGCATCTCTTTCACTAGGCGTGAGTACTCGAAGAACAAGTCATCTGCTCTTTGTGTTGTGTCTGAATAGCCTTTGACTTTGCCCCAGTCTTTTTCTCTGTTACCCGCAGTAGAGAAAGAGGCGCACGGGGGTGATCCTTCGAGCAAGTCAAGTTCCCCTACTTTCAATTTTATTTGTGAAAGTATGTCTTTGCCTGTTACCGACCTTATATCTCTCGTGTCAAGTATTACGCTGGGGTGGTTTGCTGCATATGTGTGTTGCGCTTCTGGCACAAACTCATTGGCATACTTAATGTCGAATCCTGCCATCTCAAAACCAAGGCATGAACCTCCAGCACCAGAGAATGTTGACACCATCGTGTACCCATTTGTGCCTTTAGCCTTAGCAACTTCCGACATGTTTGGAACTTTGTAGGGAGGCTTCATGGTTTAACTGCAATCCAAGCAGCAAAGTTTAACTGCCTCCAGTAACAATCCATGTGCCGCCAACCAGCATCTCGTAACAAGTCCATATTCCAGTTAGCAGTTACAGGGACAAGAACTCCCTCTAGTGACTTACGTTTTGTTTTTATTTGTTCTGGCGTGTAACCGTTTTCACCTTTTCGGTTTAGGTAAGTTTCCACAAGAACCTTATCTGAGAAAGCGTCAGAGCCTAGAACTTTTTCGACTAGGAGAAGTACCCCTCCGCTCTTTGTGTTCTTGTACGCTTCCGAGATGATCTTCTGGCGGTACTCAATGGGAACGAACTGTAAGGTAAGTACGGCGAGTGTGACCGAAGTTTGAATCTGTGGGTAGGCTTCCCGTAGGTCCATGTCTATAATTTCAGCGTCTGGTATCTCTTTTCTTGCTGCCGCCCTCATAGACTCAGATACTTCTACCCCAAGGTAAGCACAAGTGCTACCCAGTGATTTGATGATGGGTTTTAGTGCAGAGCCTCGTGAACAACCAAGATCCAAGATAGTTGTATTCGGCTGAGCGAACCGTAAAGCCAATTCTGTTGTTGACCTCCGCATACCTAAATAGTCTGGTATCGAACGGGACAACATATCTTCAAATACATGGGTTACATTTGTGTTGAACTTCCACGCACCTTCCGCTATCACTTCATCCTTCATTTTCGATCTCCTTACCTAGACGGTTGTAGATACCAACAACGCTAAGGTTGTTGTTAACATTCACTGGGTGTTTCAAGAGTTTCTTAAAATGTTCCGATATGCCTGAATCACCAAGTTGCAAGTTGGTGTGGTCTTTAATTCCAAACATCTCTGGAAACGCACTGCGTAAAGGTTGCTTTTGTTTAGGTGTGTTACATGATTTGTATGAAACCCCATGCAAGATTTCCCTAAATCTTTCATCACGAAAAGGGCTTATTATTTGTATTTGTCTTTCACCGCAAGCCAAAGCCCAAGCAAGTTTCTGTCCGTAGTTTGGTTTAGAAAACTTTTCTGCTCGGATTTGATCGAGCCAAGAAGGATCGTCACCTTCTGGACCATGACCTCTAATGGAACATTCACGGTCGTCACCAAACAAGCCACCAGCGGTTAAACCATTGGCGATTACCCGTTGGCCATTTTCGTGTGATGCTTTAATGGCATACCAGCAAGGCCAGAAAGATTCAATCTCTGTTTTTTTGCGTACTAAAAAATCTCTCATCATTGTTTTGATGTCATCAACTAGAACATCTAAGTCTGTGGGCAGGAATACCGGGTAAAAGTCCAATCCAAGTTTCATGGCTATGCGTTGAGCAGCCCGAAAGTCTGATGAAACTTTGCCGTCCATACAGAAAGAGGTAACAGTTGGTGTATGACCATTTAGTATTAACGCGTGTAAAATGGAGTTGCTATCAACACCGGAAGACAAAAACACCGTGACTTTTTTTGGAGTCGTACATAACTCCATCATTAAGTCACGAATAGGTTTGCCGGTAGGGTGCATTAGTTTGCAGAACCATTCCATTCATAACTGCACTTAGGGCAGATGTATTGCGTTTTGGTTTCTTCATCGAAAGAAGGAAAATCTTCTGGTGGTGGAGAATCTATCGGTGGGGTAAGACCTACGAATCCCCAGTCAGCAATGTTAAAACCAACAGAGTCCAGTTCCAGTAGTTGTTCTGCTAAGACACTAGCGTCCCATTCAGACAACTCAGATGTTTGGTTATCTGCTAACGCATACGCTCTTGCTTGATCGTGCGTCCAATCTTCAGGCGCTCTTGCAATTTCTATTGTTTTCCAACCCAACCTTTTCGCTGCCTCTAAAGTTCCATTACCAGCGATAACAATGTCACTCCAAACAACTAGGGGTCTCCTTTGCCCAAAAGACTTCAGGCTTCCAGCGATAGCCTCAATATTTTTTTCTGAATGTATCCGTGCGTTCTCTGGATCACTTTTTATTGACTCTATCTTTACTTTTTCAGTGCTCATTCTTTTCTCCTGATTCTGTAATCCTTTTAACAGTATTGGGCGTTACCCCAGTTTCTTTACCAATCGCGTACATGCTCCAGCCGCGACTCATCATGTCCTGAACCCTTCGTTTCCTGTCGGCTGCGAGAGCATTATTGCGTTGCAAGTTTTTCGCGATTGTTTGGTTGATGTCTTTTAGGATGTCTAACTCGGCGCGTTCTGTCATATCTGCTTGACGGTATGGTCTAGGCATTACTTTTCTTCCCCTTCGATGATTAGTTCTAATGAGTTCTTTCCACGTTTGCATGGCAAGAAAATTATTTTTGGTAGGTAATCTCCCGAATCGTCAGGTATTACTCCAGCATCAACGATCCCGTCAATGGCTGCCTTAACAGAGGGATTACACGCGGCGGTGTCTTGTAGTTTTCCACGTTGCTGATATGGCTGAACAGTGACGTTCATAGATTTTAGTGGGGGGATAACTCCGGTGACTGATTCTTTTGCCATGCTCCTCCACTTTTTTGTGTTCTCAGCCCTCACCCACCTGTTACCCGCCCGTTCTTTGTTCGTGGTTATTGGTTGTTCTAGGAACGTGAGAACGTACTTCATAGTGAAATATCTTAGCATGGTTGCTTGCCGCCCTCGTTATCCAACATGCACAAACCAAAGCCAAATATCTGGACAGGCACTTCGGAAGATATTTCCCAAGTGTGCACAAGCAACCCAACTTCATAGGACTTGGTGCGGTTCGACTCGACCCATCCGTGGCAGCCATCAGTACCAGAGCCACAAAGTAGCAGGAGGTTCGCTGCCTTGTTTGCTAACAGATCCTTCGACCCACCCATTCCACGAGGCTTTCTGTGGTGAATAGACCATCTAAGGGAAGATTGTGTTCCGCAATGCTCGCAAGCCCAGCCAGCCCTATTCTTTACAAGGCTAACGGCTTCTTCACTCATTTTTTGTTTAACCATTACAAGCGACCTATATTTTTCATATTCTCCCGAAACCACTCTGGCATAGGGGTCGCTGATGCGGGATCTATCTGTGTCGTTGTGTTTCTTTCTTTGTTTCGCAACCAAGCCTCGTTGATGAAACCTGCACTTAATCGTTTGGGTTCTGCCTTGCGGAAGTAATCAACTAGGTAATCTCTAGCCCAGTTGGAGTCTATGTCTGTGTACAGAACATCGTTCCAAGCCATTACGGTTAATTCGTCTACTACTAGGTAATTGTCGTGACGAGAAACCCATTCCAGCATTGCTGTTACCTCTACTAGGTTCATCTGTCTATCTCTTTCTGTTCGATTGTTTCTAGTCGTTTAATATCTTCTTGCTGTCTCGCCCAGTCAATCATTGTTTGTGTCTTAGCCATTCGCCTATCACCAGAAGTGTTAGAGGATCTTGCGGGTAGGGGTTCGTCATCCCATCGGCCGTTGTTTAACCAAGTTTTTGCATGTAACGTGTACTGAGGTATTCGGTTAGGGTCGTCACGGTAATCTGTCACCGATTTCTGTAAGACTAGCCAACTAACTTTTTTAATTGCTTTACTGAAGGATTTCTTTGCTGATGCTTTATCGCTTTTTCTTGGGTAGATAGACCAGAACTGTTCGAACAAGTCGGCTTCACCTTCTTGCACTACTTCTTGTACTTCTTCTTGAAGTAAGTTGTACAACGTCCCGTTATGCGCTGTTCCATCGTCCTCTTTCGGGTTCTCTACATAAGCCCGTTTGGTATCTATGCTTGCGTCCATAATGACTCTGTAATAATTCGTTCGGTCGTAACTACCAAATTGGTTTATCTCTAGGTAGCCTCTTTCCTTTAGTTTGTTTACCAGCCGTCTCGCTTGCTTGCGACTGATACCTATCTCTTCGGAAAGTTCTTCGAGGTTTACTGAATACCAGTAATACCCTTCTGTATACACAGAGTCTTTCGATCCCGAACGGAAATGAATATGCTGTAAAACTGCGGCAGCAGATACGTCACCCCCTAGTTCTTTTACCAGACTGGGAAATACTGCCACAAATGGTTCGTCGAATAGTAACTGCTTCACTGGTACCCCTTCTATATGGCGATTTGCAGGCCTTGAGAGAGTCTCTAGGGGTTTTCTCTAGTAATTACGCTTAGAACCCAAGAGACTCGCTCAAATCGCCTTTATTTTTCGTTATTCGACCTGATTCGCTCCGCAGCGGCGTGGTAAGCCAATCGCAGGCTCTCGCGTGTAATTGTGCCCAGATCGCAGTCAGATATTTCTGCACCTAAATCGTTCAGATCTTCTTGCGTAAGTGCTGCTTGAAAAGCCTTTATGAAAGACTCTTTCTTGTCGTCGTCCTCGTGCACCTGACCAACAACATCACCAACAGTGGGTTTTAACGAACCATTGTTGTATAGAGATAAACCAAACTGGTCACCTAGATTAACCGCGCAACGCTTGAAGGCTTGGGACTCTGCGGTCTTAATAGCCATGTCGTGCGCGTCACCCCTAACAGGGTTAAGGGCATCACCCGCAGCCCACTCGCTGTAACTACTACTGCCGACAGTAAGAGTTGCCCTACAACGGTAGCCAACAGACCATCTCTTCTTGCTGGGCTGCTTGGGATTATCTACTTCTTCCTCGAACACGAGTTGCATTTCTTCGCTGTGTAGTGACCATTCGCCGAAGCCAAATATCTTATTCATGGTTCGGCGTACGTCCCAAGCCTCTACATGGGAGAAGCCCTTACCATCTTTCGATACCCGACCCGGCTGGATCGCCTTCTGTAACTCTGCTACTTGTTCGTCTGTGAAATTGCTATGGTTCTCATTCACCGTCATCATCTTCTCCTAAGTTAGCCATGCTGAGATCGGGTTCTAATATGAAACTGATTCTTTCCGCGACAGGAATTAACCCCGGTACTACTTCCCCTGTCGCTGGGTCAACCATCGAACCGTCACTTGGTACAAATGATTGTTTAACTCTTTTAACATCAGGACGAACCGTGTAGTTAAGGCAATCGTCACGGTTGTTTTCTTGCGCCCATTCGACAAAAGTTGCATTGTCAATATCTACCGAAGGCGGAGTCTGTCTAGACTTTATGCTGCCCGAAGGCGAGTCGAAAGTTTTCTCACCTGCCAACCGCTGCTTCATGGCGAATACTTCTAGATGACCGCGAATAAAATCCAGACTGCTATCTACCTTCGCATTCATTTCTTCTTGCCATGTCTTTATTCGGGTTATTTCTTTGTTCGCCATTTCGTCGTGTCGTTGTTTTTTCTGAATCAACGATGAGTACTTGCGTAAGGCAACATCTGCCTTCTCTGCCGAGTCGATTCGGTAACCCTCTTCGATGCTCATTCTTCCTCCTCTAACCGTAAATAACTTCGCCGAAAATAGCGACCTGCAAAATAGCGTCACCCTCACAAGAGTCGTACTCAAAAGACAACCACTCTGAGCGACCAGTACACGCGTCGCGGTAACCCTTCGCCATGGTGATGCTGAGTGCGCGCTTCAGGTCTTGAACGTCAAGCGTTCGGGTAACAACCCGAGACTTACCGTTGCTGTCACCTTCAGGATTAGCAATGCTAAGAATCACCTTGCCAGCCTTATCCCATGCGGTGTCACCCTTGTAAACAATCTTCGACCACCACTCGTGATTCTCCCAGCCTGAACCGAAGACGGCGTACCAGAGTTCGTCTGTGTCGATCGGAATCGAAACAGTAACCTCGCTACCGTGGTGTGTTTTCTCTTTATTCATTTGATGCCCCTTTCTTTGTTTATGTATGGGATTAACTAGCCGATATGTTCTGGGCTTTGTGGTTCGCCTCGTTCTGTTGCGTTAGTGCCCTAGTGGTCGCTCTAGCCGAAAGATACAAGCCGTTGCTTTGCGTATCTAACTTTTTCTTAGGGTCGTGGTACTTCTTTGCATCTAGCGCAAGTTGGGTGGCTTGGTCTTGATCTAATCGAATCCAGATCTTTTTTCTGCCAACTTTTACTACCTCGTCGGCGCAAGCAAAGGACTCGTCCTCGCGGTGTCTGAGGTTGTAGTCGTTCCAGAACGCCATTGGTAACTTGTAAACTGCCATTGTATTTCCCTTCGTTGGTTTACCTTACTTGTGAATTGTAGCGATACCCTGTCGTAACGCTACATGGGGGGGGTTGTTTATTTTCCCCTTTCTGTTGTCTGACCTCGTCAGCAGCGAAGCAATCGCTGGACGGCTCCCGCCGTTTCGGTCTGTTTACTCACTATCCACTTTGACTACCACACCCTTGTGTGTAATTGGCACCATTACCTGTCGAAAGAAACCATCGGTAATCAAGAGCAGGGGTTCATTAGAACCAATAGGGCCGTAGTGCGGCTGATGGTCTATGTGCAGAACTAAGTCTTTGTCTAAACCCTTGTGCATCAGATAGTTAGTTAGCATGTGGATAAGTTCTACTGTTTGCTCTGGGCTTAGAGATACAGTGGTGTAAGTGGCCACTATGTCCTCTTGGAGGAAATCTTTTCTTTCTAACGTATTCATGGTTCTCTCCCTTTTTTGTTTGGCTGACCTCGTCAGTGAGCGATTAACGCCCAGACACCTCGCGGTGTTTCGGTCTTTAGCGGTACTGAAGACTCATGTCGCTGTCTCTAGAATATGAAGGAAGTTTCGAGGCGACCCCAGACTGTGTTTTGAATGTCTTGCCAGTTGCCACTTCACGCACCACGAAAGGAAACTTTCTGGCTCGCAGGTTTAGCCCGACCATTTGCATTGTCTTACCGTTTTGGTTGAACGTTGCGCCAAGTGCGGCTTGCGGATCTGTGATGCCATATTCCCAAGCAAAGTCTAGGAAGGTTCGGGCTTCGGTGGTGTTGCCGTCTATGCCGTTGTCGTTCATCTCTGGCTTATTGGCGGTGACGGTGAATGTGAAACCATCTCCATACTTGCCAGAAACTTTGCCAACCACCATGCCGTGCTTTTCGAGGACATGTGCGGCGGCCAATTCTAGATCGGCAATAATTGTTCGCGCTTCGGACTTTGTCATTCTTTCCATTTTGTTTTCCTCCTACTTTCCGAATTCGATATGGCAGACAAACCCAAGGTCACAGCCGATGCCGTGCGCGACCGTGTTTTGCATTAACGAATTGTTAATTGTGTATCGGTAGGTGTGCTTACCTTCCTCGTTCGCACCTTCATAACTCCATGTCTCCATAGCGTCGCCTAAGCAATCGGCAAGATCCATTTCGTCGGAGTTGTTGTCCCAGTCAATAGCGATTAGATCGTATGTTTCCATGTTGCTCCTGCGCCTCGCGAGATAACCTACTGGCGAGGCGTCCCAGTCGCTTCGACGCTGCTTAGTGACTGCGTCCATTACGATCCGATTGTTTTCGATTGTATTCATGGCGTTCTCCCTTTATCGTTGGTTGATCTCTTGGGTTAAGCGTAGCATGACCCCCTAGTCATGCTATCAGCGGGGGGGGGGTTAAGCGTCAAACCCCCTATTTCTCTAATCTCTTACACCGGGTAAGAACTGTCGATATCTGGCCGTTGTATTCTTCGTGTGATTTGATCGTCCCTTTTATCTCGAAGGTTTCTCCACTCTCCCAAGACTGGCTACCAGTGAACCACTTGAAGCGGTAGCCGTCTGCGGTGAAAGTATTTATGTAGGAGATTCCATAGATTGTCTCGAAGGCGTGAGAGTCCAGAGTTTGTATGGTTAAAGTAATCTTGTCTCCAACCTTCCCAAACTCCTCGTTCTTAATGTCTATACTTGTTGTCGCTTTCTTGATGAGGTCTTTTTCGTAAACCCAAGCCAGAGAAACCACTAAGCCCATATGCTTCGGGTCGAAGTGTCCATCTATCCCGACGCTGAGTACCGCCTTAACGCTTTGCACGTATTCGGTTGTGCCCTGCATATTCTCTGCGAACTGAAAAGCGGCCTTGGCTGCGGCGGGGTCTTTTTCCTCGTCGAAGTCTCTGTGTAGTTGCTTCCACAAAGTGCCCGCCGCCCCTGACGGCATGTCACCAAGATACATTCGCACTAAGTCTTTGGTTGAGGTTTGTTCAGGATCACCAGCGTAGACGTACCCGCGCTGGCGAACTATCGTGGCTGCGGCAAGCATTGCGCCGTATAGTGGATGAAAGGCTTTACCGAATCCATCGTATCCACCAAAGTCTGAGAACTCGTCTGTATTCTCTGCGAACCATGCCACGGGACTTTCATGCCCTAAGTAATCTTTGGCGCAGGACTTACCAACTTGCTTGCGGTCTCCAGCCTCATTTTCGACAATGATTACGGAGTTGCGTTGGCGTTTGATTCCGCAGTGGTCGCAATTACCTTCGGTAAGTTGCTGCCCGTCTACTTGCTCGCTGAGGTTGTAAGGGCTTCTGGATACGATTGGTTGGTTGTTTATCCATTCGACTCTGGCTAGGAATGTCCAGCCGTTGTACTTGGCAGGACTTCCTTCAACGATTAAGTACGTTTGTTCATACACGACGTTGTTTACTGGATTTGTTTCCATTCGGGTTTCGGTAGAGATTTGGTACCCACCAGATAACCCTTTTTTCGTGGCACGTTCCCCGACTCTTTTGGCTTTGCTTACTGTTGTCGCAAGGTCGAGGGCGGGATCTAAAAGAATCTCGCGTTTTGTGTCCATGACTTTCACCCCTTTTCGCTAGTTGATCTATTGGTAGAATCGTAGCATGACCCCCTAATCGTGCTAAAAAGGGGGGGGGTGGTTAAGAAAAAACCCGTTGGGATTAAACAACAGTAAAAATTAGCCTCATTTAGACCCCACCGATATCGCTATTGTGAGGCGCGTCCCCTATTAAGCCATCCGATTACGAATAGCCCTCTCAGTCTCGACCATGTGCAACGTCAACGCGTACCCAATAATGTCCACAACCGTGTCTGCTTTCGGCTTGTGAACTTGTCGGGCGATCTTCATGCCCACCATACAAAGCGAAACCTGCTCAGCAGTTACGTCCGTGTCAAGGATTACCGACCATATGCGGGCTGCCCGATCCAGATTGTCTAGAGGGTGACCGTATTCATTTTGCCGATCACCATTAACCAACTCGGCAGCGTACGCAGCAATGTCTTCTGGCTCCATATTAAACGATTTGGAAGTCTGCGACACGTTGGTCAGGATACATTGCAAACGTAACCGTCCCCGGTTCCGACACTTCACCTGAAGAAAGTTTCCACCAATCAGAGCCTCCATCCATCGCGGGCGACTGAATCCACACACACCCACCCCAATCAGCCACCCTCAAGTGGTGGTAGTGCCCCGTCACCAAAACGTCGGCATCCCCAATGGGTTGTTTCCCTGCCGCTTGCTTCTGCCACCACGTTCTAATCTTTGCTTCAGCCGTTGCACCACCACGACTCATGTGCCCGTGAGTCATGCCAAGAATCCACCCCGCCGACTCCAGTGTCAGCGTTATCGAATCCGAAGGCCAAAAGAACTTGACATGCCCGAAAGTTTCCGGGTTGGCGGCAAGGATTTCTTGCACCATTTCTACTATGGCGAGGTCGTCGTTGTCACTTAGTGATGTGAAGGCTTTCCCGTTCAACCGATTCTCCCCATGGTTACCTGCTACCGAAGCAACATGAACTTCAGTGAAATGCTTCGACCACTCCATTAAAGAATCCAACAATAATCGTCGCGTGACTTTGACTTGATCCCGTCGATCAAGTTCTACACTAAAAGTTTGGGTGGCGTAATGACCCATGCAACCCTCAATAGAATCTCCCGTCCATAGAACGATTAACTTTGCGATGGGTCTACCTATACGCCTTAACTCTTTAACGCGCTGTATAACCCCTTCACGCGCCTCTAAGACCCTCCCAATAGTTCCCTCAAGCCCGTCACCGTCAGACTTCCCGATCTGCCAGTCAGCAAGCGCAACAACAAGAACCCCATCACCGTCATAAATCTTTTTTACTGGTTTCTTTTTTAGTGCCTCTTTGATGAGTGGATCTAAGTCCACCGACTCATTTAAGCGACGAATTACCTTGGCTTTATATTGCCTATTGTTCCCGCCGTCTTCCCCGCCCCAAGAGTTAAACAACACAGGCTCAACAACTTGAAAGTGTTCAGGGTCAAGACCCCAATGCCTAAGAACGTGATCCCACTCCACAGAGCGTTCCTCTGGCAAGGCTTCCGTCGTTATCGTTCCCTGATCCCCAACCCATTCGAGACCCGGCGACCATCTAGTACGACGGGGAGGTTCTGGTTGTTCTTCAAGTGCTTTTAGAAACTCATCTTTCAAAGCCACAACAAAGAACTCCTTTCACTTCAGCCCCAACAGTACACGGTAATGCTAAGATTCTTGATTAACCGCGTGACATCTAGGGCAAACGACACGCCAAGGGGATGAAAGTAATTCAGCCAGCAACTTGTTGCACCGCCAGCAGCGAGGCCTCTCAACAACTTTAGACCCGAAACCGTACTCGTCCATCAGGTGTACTCCTTCCCAACGACACAATCAAGGTTCTGGACAAACTGTGGACGGTTCTGTTCATCAACACCAAGGTAGGTGGGCGACCCCGTGGGCACTGCGGAGTAAAAGAAAACTTTCTCACCCGAAGTGGAAGTCAATAAAAGATTAGAAATGGTTACAGAATTAACTACGGTGCTCATGTTGATTAGTAGCGCAGCGTAACCACCCAGAACACCACGCCCCAGAACCTGAAGGCTAGGCCGCCGCAAGTCTGAGTCGCCACTCGGATCGAAAACCTCAACCCTTGGAGAACCCACGTTCTGGTAAATAGCAAAACATTCCGAAGGGGTCGAAGGTAAAGTGTTTATGTAAAGATCCGAACCAATCGTCAAAGATGTTTCATCAGCGATCCTCTTCGCTATCTGCTCCAACACGATCAACCACCACGCATGTAATACACGATCCGTTTTTTAATGTCTGTCACAAAAGTTGATTTGGCTTTATCAAACGGAATCTTCAGGTAGTGATAAGACTTGCCTGCCCCGTGCCGAGCGTTAGGATTCTCGTGAACAATCTCGGCGTATCCGCTCGCAGCGCCGCCATATGAAACCTCGACAGTTAAACCTTCAGCACTTGACTTTGGCGGGTGAACCTTGCCGCTGTTCTTCAGAGTGGCGGTATCCACAGGAACAATCAAAAGGGACTCGTTGAGGACTTGATTAGCAACAGCGGAAAGTGCCTTCTCCGCTACTGGCTGCAAACCTTTCGCTTCCATTTTTTTGAAGATCGCCTGCAACTTTTCTTCACCGTCGAACTTAACTTCCCAAGCCATTAGCCGTGACCCAGCATCGCAACAAAAGTAACAGTAAACACTGGGTTCTCTTTTGCATCGACTCCCGAATACTGCATACTTCCAGCAGGCTTACAACTAAGGAAATAAGTTGACTCGCCGTTTGTTGCAGTCAGCGTCAAATTACTGAAAGTCAATGCCGTCTCAACAGCCCTCGCCTTAACAAGACCCGTGGTGTAAGTTCCCCTTGCCGCACGGACAGTAACCCTGAAAGTGGGTTGGTCAATCGTGTCAGCGTAAGTACTGCCAAAGACCTCTAGCCCCGCAGAGCCACTGTCAGAATAAAGAGCCACGCAAGCAGCCGGAGACGCGGGCATGTTGTTAATAAAAATGTTCGTGCCAATCGTTCCCAAAGACTGGTCTGCGAGCCTCTTGGCTAACGCTTCAAGTTTGTACAGAGAGGAAGCCACGACTATCCTTTCAAAGCGTCGCCGAAGGTAATCACTTGGTGATGCGAACCTGTGTCGTCTTTCAGAACTTTAACATCAAGAATAGGAACGTAATCGCCAGCGATAGTGATCTTTGAATCCGTGTTTACACTAGGAAGCATCGTTGTGTAAATCTTTCCCGCAGAGACAACTTCACGCCCCGCAGCATCTGTTGTAACATCTTTCGCGTATTGAATCGAACAAACATAACTCGTGCCAGTCCCCGAATGAGAGATTTGTCCGTACTCATCTACACCCGCCGACACAAACATTGTGAAACTGTCAATAAATAAAAGTTCCATCCGGGCGTTTAGGCTCATGTCTTATTGTCCATCTGTCCTAACACG